ACCTGGTGGCGCTCGCTCAGTTCGTCTTGGACAATCAGAATGGGGACGTCATCGCATGAAACCCGCGGTGCACTTCGTCGGCTTCCGGGGCGATGAATACTGGTCGGCCGTGGCTGTCTGGGGTGCGCCGCATTTCATCCACATGGGCAACGATACGCGGATGCGTCGAGAGATTCACGACGACGACACTGTGATCTTCGCGAACGGCTGTGAGGCCCGCCCGTCCGAACGAAACTTTTCCGATACGAAGGAACGACTGCCATGACCGCTATCAACGGCTTCATCGCCGCCTCTACTCTCGCATTCACCCCGATCAACGTCGATGGCCTGTTCATCGACGGGTTCGCCGGGGGCGGCGGTGCCAGCACCGGGATCGAGCAGGCGATCGGCCGCCCGGTCGACATCGCGATCAACCATAGCCCCAGCGCGATCGCGATCCACCGCGCGAACCACCCGGAGACCGAGCACCATTGCCAGGACATCAAGGCGGTCTGGCCGCAGGCGGTCACGCGGATGCGCCACGTCGCCGGCGCCTGGTTCTCTCCCGACTGCAAGGAATTCAGCAAGGCGAAGGGCGGTCCCGTGAAGGACCGCAGCATTCGCGCGCTGTGCTGGGAAGTAATTAACTGGCTGAAAGAGGTATCGCCGACGTGCGGCTATCTCGAGAACGTCGAGGAATTCCAGTACGCCGCGCCGCTCGACGCCGACAACCGCCCGATCGTCGGGCAGGAGGGGCGCGAGTTTCGCCGCTTCGTGAAGGCGATCCGCGCGCTCGGCTACCGCGTCCAGTGGAAGATCCTGCGCGCGTGCGACTATGGCGCGCCGACGATCCGCAAGCGCCTCTACATGGTGATGCGCAATGACGGCCTGCCGATCGTGTGGCCGAAGGCGACGCACGGCCCGGCGAAATCCGTCGGCGTGCGCAAGGGGACGCTGCTGCCCTATCGCACCGCCGCCGAATGCATCGACTGGTCTATCCCCTGCCCCTCGATCTTCGACCGCAAGCGCGAGCTCGCCGACGCCACGAAGCGCCGCATCGCGCACGGGATCATGCGCTATGTCGTGAACGCCGCCGAACCGTTCATCGTGCCGGTGACGCACACGCAGACGAGCCCCAGGGTGCACCCGACGTCGGAACCGCTGCGCACCATCACCACTGCCAACGGCGGCGAGTTTGCGGTCAGTGATGCCGTGCTTGCACCGCACGTCACGAAGTTCCGCACCGGATCGATCGGGTCGGCCGCGGATCTGCCCATGCCGACCGTCACGGCGAACGGCGAGCCTGCGCGGCCTGCGGGGGCGATGCCCCTCGGCCTTGCTGCCGCGGTGATCACGCCGTTCTATGGCGAGAAGCCGGGGGGCAAGGTCCGCGCCAGCAACCCGGTCGACGAACCATTGCGGACCACCGCCTGCGATCCGACTTTCGGGCTCGCCGGCGCCACGCTGGTCAAGATGGGCAACGGGGAGCGCGAAGGGCAGGATCCGCGCGCGCTCGATCCGGCCAAGCCGCTCGGCACGATCACGGCAAAGGGATCGCAGGCCGCCGCCGTCACTGCGCTGCTCTCCAGCTTCTACGGTAGCGATACGCGCGGCGCGGGCGGGGATCTGAAACAGCCGCTGCGCACCGCGCGGGCAGGAGGCACGCATCACGCCATCGTCGCAGCGCACATGGAACAGGCGAACACCGGGCGCGTCGGTCACGCGGCGACGTCGCCCGTGTCAACGATCACCACCGCAGGATCGCATCAGCGCCTGGTCGAGACGACACTGGTCGACGCCGACGCGCTGCCGCCGCACCTGCTCGAGCGGGCAGTTACGACCGCAGCGTTCCTCGTGAAGTTCTACGGGACCGGCGGGGAGAGCGAGGCGGCGCAGATCCAGGCGGTGACGCGTTCGCTCGATACCATCACCACCGTGGCGCGCTTCGCCGTCGTGACGGTGACGATCGACGCCAAGACCTACATCATCGTCGACATCGGCCTGCGCATGCTGAAACCGCGGGAGCTCGCGCGCGCCCAAGGCTTCCCCGAAGGCTACGTGCTCGATCCGATCGTGCGCAAGCAGGTGCGCGGCAAATGGGTCGAGAAGCCGCTGACGATCGCCGAGCAGATCAGCGCGATCGGCAACAGCGTCTGCCCCCCGGTTGCCCGCGCGCTGGTGATCGCCAACCAACCCCATGCTGAAACAGAAAGGCTTGCCGCATGAAGCAGCACCCATTCCGCGTCGAGATCGGCGGGTACGTCATCACCAGGCGGGCAGGCGCGAACCTCGCGTACGGTGACGATACCGTTACGGTCACGCTGCCCGCCGATATGGACATGGACGGCGTTGCCCGCACCGAACCGCTCGTCGATTCCTGCTACGCCATGACGGGGGAGATGATCGCCCCGATCATCGTCGGACTGATCGACCGGATGCTGTGGCCTGCCGAGCAGCGCAGGCCACCGGCGCACGTCACGCTCTATCACTTCGACGACGGCAAGACCGAGCGCGAGCGTCGGATCGAGGCCGCGTTGCGGGCGCTGATGGACTCGATCGACTTCCGACCGCGGCCGAAAGGCGCAGGCGGGTGCACACCGAACGAGATGATCGGCGCGCTGATCGATCCGAGGCTGTTCGACGTGATCGACGAGGCATTGAAGCGGGGAGATGATCTGTGATCCGCATCACCGTCATGCAGCCGACCATCGAGCGCGCGCAACCCGACTATCTGCGCCACGATCCGACGAAGCAGATCGGCAAGCGCCGGCAGCGCAAGGCGTACGGGCGGAAGGGGGATCGCCGGTGAGCACATGGCGGCCGCCGATCATCGGCACATGCTCGATCGAGGGGTGCGAGGCACAGCTGCGGTACAACGTGAAGCGGAAGGGCACAGTCTGCCACTACCATGCACGGCAGGAGGTCGCGTCGCGGCCCGAGCGCAACGCCAAGATCGCGAGGACGGTCAAGGCGCAGCTGGCAGATCCGAACGTGCTCAGTGCGCGATCCCGTCGAATATCCGAGGCTCGGACCAAGCAGCTGCGCGAGAACCCAGAACTGATGCGCCAGGCGCAAGAGCAGATGCGGGCGGTCGGCAAGGCGAATGGCGGATCGGCGAACTGGTCTGCCGAGACGCGCGCCGCCGCTCGCCGCAAGCAGCGCGCGCGCAAGCTGGCTGATATCCCGATGGAATATCGAGATGAATATACGGCGCTTTGTCGTCGCCACAATTTGAGCGCGCCGGAAGCGCGCCGCATCATTCGCGATCAGGTCGACCGGGATCTGGCGCGGTATATCGAAACCGGTAAGCTGCAACAAACAACGGGAGGATGATGAACATGCGAGGCAACTCGAAGAGCAGCAGCGATCCGCTGCCGCCGCCTACCTCAGACGGAATTGCGCACACCCGCCGCGTCTACAACGCCGTCGATCCGGTCGCACTGGCGCATGTCTGGGCCGCGGCGATCGACAAAGGCCACAGCGCCATCGACGCGCGACTGTCCGTGCTCGCGTTCGTGGCACTGATGCGGGAGCCGTACGATGGATAATCCCGTCATCCGGGTGCCCGCCCGCGACCAGGCACGCGCGCGGCGCGTCATCGCCTTGAAGATCGCCTATTCGCGCACCGGCGATCGTCGAAAGCTCAAGCGCCAGAAGCGGATCATGAGCCAGCTGCGCAGCGCGCAGATCCGGCGCTTCGAGCGCGAGATGGTGTCGATCTCCGATGTCCTGCGCGAGCACAGCGCCACGCTGCGCCGGTTCGTCGACAGCATCACGAAAGCCTTTGCCCAGATCCGCTTGCCCACCCCGAAAGGACCACCGTTATGATCGACTTTGTTCGTCTCATCGTGTCTTTCTCTGCCGGCGTCCTAGTCGGTATCTGGGAGGCGATGACCAGCCCGGTCGGCTGCCCCTACCAAGACCCCGCCTGCCATCAGCGTGATTGCGTCAGGTGCTACATCGATCGATCCAGCGAATAGCGATTTTGATCGCTTCTCCTGCGCATGTGCGCGAGCAAAAAGGTTTCGCCTGAAACGCTTGTCGAGACGAACCGACACTGGCATATCAATTTTCGTCGAGCTCGCTCCCGTGCGCCCGACCGGCGGCTCGGGGTTCATGTACCCAGTCAGTCCTGAACACCGGGCCGCCGTAACCCCCCTCTCCCCCCCGGGAGGGGGGTTCCCCATTCCCCCGCAGCCCTAGTAAATGCTGTTGATCTCGATGGTCTGGGAATATTTGAACGACTGCACGTTCTCCCCCCGCATCTGCGTGATGTTCCCGAAGGCGATGCGATCGTTCAGGTGGATGTTCCGCTTGCTGTTCGGGATCGCGAGCACCGCCTTTGTGGTGCCGACCAGGCCGGGAAGATCTGCCCATTTCGCCTGAAACTCTGTCTCGCTGATCCACGACATCGCGAAGTCGACGACCTTCCCACGCCATCCGCGGACGGAATCGAGGACACCGAAGCGCGTGCGCGTGGCGGATCCTAGATCGTTAACGCCATAGCCGGCGCCCTTGTCCGCGTTGGTGGTCTCCCGTGCGCGGCCTAGCACCAGGTTGCGGGCTATCAGGTGCCTCGACGACGAGATGATGTTGATCGCCCAGAAGCGGTCCGTAGTTGGTGACGGAAGCCGCGCGAAGGAATGATAGGATTGTCGCTGTCCGATAGAGGGCGACACGCGCATCGTCGTATAGGGCAAGATCGTGTCGTCGGCGCCGTTGAAGATCGCCGTCTTGGAATGGTGGATCTCCCACGTAACATCGTCAGGCTGATTGTGGCCGAGCAGCGCGACAACGTCGATCGGTTCGCCAGACGTCTCGAAGAATATGGTGCCGCTTACACCTGCGTCGTTGTTGCGCATCTGGAATGTCGATGCAGGATCTGGCCGCAGCAGATTGGCGGCCGGGAAACCCGACAGCCCATACGTCCCGTTACTGCCGCCGGCTCGTGGGTTGACGATGCCGACGGGCACTACCAGCAGGGCCTTGGCGATCGAATAGCCCGTGTACGTCGTGGTCAGAGCCGCGACCGAGGTTGCCCCGATGACGACTGGCGACCTTTCACCGGCCGCGCTGATCAAGCGCGCGTACCATGTCGTCCCACTCGGTAGGCCCGGGAAGATGAAGCCGTTCGCGCTGCCCGCGGCGACGTTGTTAACCTGGAGGAAAATCGAGTCATCCGACGAGAAGTCTTCCGCCCGGTTGAGCTCGACGGTGTAGTTGGCGCCGGCACCGTTCGGATTATTGAAGCTGAATTGCAGCTGGCTAGTCGTTGCGGCAACAAGCGTAAGTGTCGGGATCGCCATCAGCCAACCGCCTCGATGCTGTTGCGCTCGGCCTGCCGGTCGACCGCCAGCCCCTTGATCACCATGACGCGATCCACCGACCGCTCGGCGTCGATCATGCGCGCGCGGGGCAGGATCGGGGTGACGGCGATGCCCGTGCCGATGCCAAGGGGGGCGTCGGACTCAGCTGCTTCGTTGCGGCGATCGCTCGAGAGGATCGCGAACTTCTCGCTCAGCAGCGCCTGCGCGTGCGCCGTGCTATCGAACAGGGAGTCGATCGTGAACTCGTCTTCGCCGGCAGGTTTCGCGTCGGGGCGCGCCGCCAGGATCACCAGGTTCTGCGCCACCGCATATTCGCTGTCACGCACACAGCGCCTGATCCGTTCCACTGTCGCCGTCGCCATGCTGCTACCTCAACCGATGCCTGGAACGTCCCCCATATCATCATCCAGGGCATCGAGCAGCGGTTTCATGGCGTCGTCGTCTGGCGCCGGGTGGATGTGACGCAGCACAGCGCCGGCGACGCCGCCGATATCCCCTCCAATTACCGCGGGCGGCGGCGTGACGACAACGTGCGCCGTCGGCAGGCCCTGCTTGTCGGTATCGATTACCGAATAAAACGGACGTGATGCTGGCACGTCATCATCGTCGCCGCCGAGCGTGTCACCGATCTTCTTCACCCGTTCCAAGCCGCGATCGTGCAGCACGCCGATGAGCTCGTAGCCGAGCATGGCCAGCATAGCCGCGACGAAGGCGGTCTTCGTACTATTCAGGCTGAATTGGTCGACGATCGCAGCGGTGAAGATGCCGAGGAACGGCATGGCGTACAGGCGGATCTCCCACCAGCTGCGCGGCGGGAACTTGCCCTGATGGCGCTCGCGCCCGTACGCCGCCACCAACCCAGCGGTCAGTGACCCGAGAACGAGGACCCAGAATAAGGTCTTCTCGCGGATGAAATCAGAAAGCGCGTTCACCGATCACGTCAACAGGCCGACGACGATGCAGATCGCCAACAATATCACGTGACTGATGAGGGCCGCGCGCTTGTGCTCGTCGGGCGCAGCGAGCGACCGGGTGACGAAGATGCCGATCGCAGAGAGGAAAAGGCTGACGAGGCCGGTCAGCGTGTAGATATCAGTGCGCGGGACGCCGACGCCGCTGAGCGCGCTGATCTGGAATATTAGGAGGCCGACCGCCAGCATCAGCATCGATGCCCAGAAATAATCGTGGCGAATCGTGCGCTTGACGAAGACCCGGCACATGCTTGGGACACCCCAGGCGCCAATCGCACCCCACGCTAACGCGACAGCGACGCGGAGGGCCGCCACTGTCTTGGCGGCGGTCAGTGCGTCATCCATCAAACTCTCCCGTGCCCCTGCGTCATACAGGTTGCTTATGCTATTTCAACGCACGGGGAAACCTAATCGAGCCGCTTCCTACGACCTGTATCGTGTCCGCGCACGACGTTCAGCGTCAACAGCGCGCCGCCGAAGATCACGCCAATGGAAGAAACGACGAACGCTATACACGACCACATCCCAGATCCCTGACAACAGAACGGTGATGCATTTGAGCGCGAAGAGTGCGTTCGCCCGTTCCTCATAGTAGTGGAGCATATCGGGATCAGCGTGCGCCGAATAGGCCAGTCCGAGCACACACGAGAGCGTCGATATGACGATCATTGAGATGGCGAGGCGGGGGCAGGCCACGATCATGAACGATGCGAGTATCATCATGCCGAGCTCGAGGATCACGTTGATCGCCGGCGAACTTTCCGGCGGCGCGATCGCTCCGAGCAGGTTCGTCACTACGCATTCGATCACCAAGCCGACCGCGAGCCATCTGGCCTTCGTGTCCCAAGCGTAGCGCAGCGTCATCATCGACAGCGCGGTGTATATCGTGGCCCACCCCATATCCATCTTAGCCTCCCGACGGCGTCGGAGCGTGCTTGCCGCCGGCGTTGGTCTCAGGGACGTCACCGTCGCCTTCGGACCGCTGCGCACTGGCCTGGCCGGCCGCTTCGTACCAATCGACGTCGGGCAGGTGATCGACCAGCCCCTGCGATAGCATCTCGTGCAGTCGTGCCGCCTTGGCTGTGAGATTGGCGTTGCCCGCCACTGCGATGTCGCGCTCGAGATCGCGGATTGCCGCGCCGATCGCGTTCGCGTCCTGTTGTGCTGTGCCCATTCGGCCCTCCTAAGTGAGCCGCCTACATACCGCCCCCGCCGCAGGCATGGCAATGCGCGTTAAGGCACCACCACATTCCAGATGATCGCAGCGTACACGGCGCGCTTCTGGGCCGCCGTCGTTGCCGCACGTATGTCTCGCTTGGCTTTCATCGCCACGGCTTCGATGCGCGCGTTCTCGGCCGCCGCTACCGTCATGCCGGTTTCAAACCGGGCGAGGACTGCCGTTAAAGGCTCCCCGGTCACAGCGGATTCTGCATACGCGAAGGGATATTTCTTCTTCTTCTCGACGAGCGATAGCGCGTTCAGCACCGAGGCGAGGATGCCCTGTGCGTTGATCGCCTCCTGCGCCTTGCGGTTGTAGACATATTTCTTAGCGCCGCCCGGCGTGAGCGATAGCATCTGCCGGGCTTCGCGTTCGTCGTCCACCAGGTCGCACAGGATATGCTCGATCTTGCTGGCCGCCTCTCCCCAGGTCTTACCGCTCCAGTTTTGAACGGCGGGATCGGGAGCGGCCGCAATAGGGCTGGCCTTGTGTGCCGCAGCGTCCCAAGCCCAGCCGCAATCCTTGGGATGCACTTCCGCGCTCGGCGTTGCGAAGCAGGGCGACAGCACTGTCCCGTCGGAAACCGCGGTGATCGTCCAGAATTGCGTCATTGCGATACCACCAATGCATCGTTCATTACCGCCTGCGTCCCCGTTCCGCCGCTGGTCTTTCGGAAACTGACTCTAACCTCATAGGTCGCATTCGGCGATAGGCCGGTGACGGACTGGCTTATGCCGATAGTACCCGGCTCGGGCGAACCACCGATGACGCGCGCTTGCGAGCCCGTTACCTCTGCACCCATGTCGTTCCACCCGCCGCCAGGTGAACGGTATTGTATCTTGCCGGCTGGCGTGAAGAACTGATTCCCCGATCCGCTTCCGCCCTCAAGATAATATTCCGCACTGAAATAGGCGGTAAACTTGCCGCCAGAGCCCGCGGACAGAATGACGGACTGGCTCGCTGCGCTGTCGTTGTAGGTGGTGGCCAAGACCACCGCTGAAACCTGCTTTGCAGCGCTCGACTGCGATGCCGGGGGTGCAGCGTCCTTTTGACGAACGATTGTCAGCCTGCGTGTGAACGTCGCTCCTGCGTAGACGGCATTCACATCGATATAACCCGCGACGTTTGCTGTGCTGACCGTGACAACCCCACCGCCGTATGATGCGCCGATCCCACTATCACTGACGGCAAGCGAGATGCTTGAGGATCCTGTAACGTCAGCGCTGCCGGCCATTACCTTGAGCGTGGACATCCTTGGAAGCGCGCCGGCTTTCGTCACGCCCGTCGAGTCTGCGGCAACGATGATGGTTTCAAGCGAGAGCGTTAATAAGACGGCGTCGGCACCGGGGTTTCCGGGACCACCAGGAACGCCAGGCGATCCGTCGTTACCGGCCGCTCCAGCCGGCCCGAACGCGACGTCTACGATACGAGCGCCTGGATCGTTAATGCTGGAGTCGAAATAATATGTCCTGCCGGCGGATAGCGCGTACTGTCGGAGGACGACGCCATTTTTGTAATAGGCTATCGTTTTATTATCATACTGAATTTGAAGAATGTCGGCATCCGAGACAGGGCCAAATGAGGCTACGTTTACGGCACCTTCAAAGGCATACAGATTGCTGCCAGTCCTATAGAACGCATAGTCCAACGACCCGTAACTGGCATCAGTCGTTGGATCTTGGTTGAGCCCGGCCATAACATTATCGCTGACGAGCCTAAAGGACGTCGACGCACCGGCATTGTATCCAACTGTCGAGTAGGCATCGCTGTCCCATGAAACCGGCCCTCCGTTTTTGATCACCTGATTGCCAGCGACGACGGCATAGCCGCGTGCAGCCATCCCAAAAGGTGGCCCCTTATATTCGCGCCATGTGTACGCTGCCGGGTTGCCGCTATCGGCGGAGTTGAAGTCGACGTAACTGCCCTCGTATGCGCGACCCGCGGGCACGTCCGTCGTGAAGTCGACCGTGCCGCTTAGTGAGTTTGCATAGGCGTAATGGGTATATTGCGTGCGGCCGTCGGCACCAGGCGCGCCGGGCAAGCCGTTGCCGTCGAGCCCCGCACGCCCAACCGAATTGAACGTGATCGAATATACCTTGTTGCCGGGCCCGTGGACGAGCGAGGCGGCGAAGTAGAGCGTCTTGCCGGCCGCAACCGCGTGTTCGTAGACAACCGCGCCGTTCACGTAATAGCGAACAGCTGTGTTGTCGTAGACGATCTGAAATACCCTAGACCCGTCATTGCCGCCGGGCAGTGTGAAGACCGAAACTCCGCTTTCATAAATATAGGTCTGACCGCCTGATGAGCAGTGCCACGAATAATCGATCGTGCTGTAATGAGGCCCAGCAAGCGGATCTGTATTCAGACCGCCGAAGGTGTCTGCGTCGAGCCTGAACGATGTCTGCGCGCCACCGCGCCAACCCTCTGCGGAATAGCCACCACTTACCCAATCAGCGGTGTACGAATTTTGAACGAGGGAACTGCTCGCGACGATGGCCTGACCCTGCGGTACGAGACCGAAATTAGCTGGCCCCTTGTATGCAGACCACTCGTAACGTGCCGGGTCCGTGCTGTCGGCCGGAACAAAGTCGCTGTAAAAGCCAATGAACGCCCGGCCTTCTGGAAATCCCGTGGTGAAATCCACGCTGCCAGAGGGCGAGTTTGCATAGGCGTAGTGAGCGTACGACGTCCGACCGTCCGCGCCCGGCCCGCCTGGCACACCGTCCGTCCCATCTCGGCCGTCTTCACCTGGATCACCTTTCCGCCCGGTGATGGCAGCGCGGAACGCTGCCACCGAGATCAGCGCATTGCTCCATGCAGCGCGGAAGTCGTTCGCGACGATCGGGGTGTCCGTGGCAGGATCATTCCATGCCGGCGTCAGGCCCGACAGATACGTACCGAGCGCCGTGACCTTCACGTTCGCATCGTTGCGCGCCGCCGTGATATCCGCAGGACTTCCGAGGGCAGTGTAGCGAGCATTGAGGCTGTTCAGATCGCCGGTGACGCCATTGTACGTGATCACCCACTGCGGCTTCTCGCCGCGACTGAGCACGTTGTCAGCGACCGTGACATCGATCTGGGTTTGCAGTGACTGCATCTTGTCGAAGACGCTGCCGCCGCCGGGATACCGGATCTGCGTCGCGTCAGGCGCGGACTGGTACAGCGACCAAAAGGCGGCGGCCGGCGGGGCGTTGCCGGTCGACGCGATGGCATTGGTGTAGATGTACCGCGCGCCATCCTCCTGCCAGCGCACGACGTTGCCTTGGCGATAGCTCTCGGTGCTCACGTAGTCGCCGCGGTCGAGGACGTCGTCTTCGTAATCGATCTCGCTCGGCGAGTTGACGTAATAGCTCTTGGCCGCCGGCATCCGCATCCGCCACCACGGGATCGGAGAATCGGTTGCGGCCCATGCCGTGACGTTCGGCGCGCCGCCCCTTCGGTTCAGCGTGACGGCAACGGGCCCGCCGATGCAGCGCGCGACGCTGATCGTACCGTCGAGCAGGATCAGCGGCACGGCGTTGCAGCTGGCGCACACGCGCTGCATCAGGTCGAGCACCTGCACGCTTTCCGATGTCCAGAACGACATCTTAGGCGCGCCGCCCGTGACAGCCTGCACGGCGGCGGTCAGCGCGGTGAAATCAGCCGACCGGATCTGCGCGTTCGGCACGCCAGCATGCACCTGAAGCCATCGCAGCATCATCGTGCCCGGCAGATCCGCGCCGCAGATCGGATCGCAGGTGATGACGCCGGTCGCGGTCGCGCCGAGCCGGAACATCCCTTCGGCGATGCACGTCGCCCACTGACCCTCGCGCAGCCCCGCGGCGACAAGCGCGGCATAGGTCGCATAGTTGCCGACGCTCGCGCCGAACGAACCCAAGTCCTCGTAGACGCCGGCGAACCCGGCGAGATTGCCGTAGCCGTCCGCCTGATAGACCTGGTTGATCGTGTCGATCAGCACCGGGCGGACGTTGATCGGGGCGCCGAAGCCCGCAGGCTTGAACGTGCCGCGCAATTCGACGTCGCCGTCACTGCCCCCGCCGCCGCCATAGGTGCTGCGCAGGAGGGGCACGTCGACCGCGGTCTTGTTGACCTCCATCGCCAGCGCAGCCTGCCCGTTGTCGGCGTTGGTGACGCCCGCGGTGACGCGACCGACGAACTCGAGCGTCATGTCGGCCAGCTGCTGCCCCTCGCCGCTGTAGACGCGGATGGGCGATCCGATCCAGTCGAGCGCGGTCCAGTCGCCGGCGTAGATCAGATCCTTGGCCGTGATTGCGAGCTCGCCGGTACCGACCATCAGCTGCCCGGTCAGATCGTCATCGGACAGCTGCATGGCGAAGCGCGGGAGGCGCGAGACGCATGGCTCCCACGGTGATCCGCCGGCGCCGAGCGTGGATGAATTCAGCGACGCGCCCGCGCGCACCGTCACCCGGCTCTGCGTCGTCCGGTTCCAAGCGTCGATCGATACCAACGTACCCATGTCTGTAAGCGCCCTCGGTTTGTGCCAAGGGCGCTATACATCACTTTGCCAGGCGGCTCGGCAGATAGTTGAGTGTCGAGCCCTGAGCTAAGGGCCCACTCGACGCCTGCGAGTAGATCGCCTGCGTCATGTCCTTCACCGCGCCGATCAGCTGCGCGGTGTTCGCTGCCGTATTAGCGATGTTGCCGGCGACGGCAGGATCGAACGGCGAAGCAGGAAGCGTCGACGGCGAACTGGACCCGGGCACCACCGCGCCCGTGATGTTCGCCTGCGCCTTCGTCGCCAGCGCAAGGATGTCCTCGAAGTCGTTATAGAACTCTGAACGCGAGCCGTTCAGTGCGCCCGACGTGTCCTGGAGATTCTTCAACGCCTCGAGGAACGCGTCGCTGTCCACGACCTTGCCCGCCGCGATGTCCGATCGGAACGTGTCGACCTTCGCCTTCGCGTTCGTATAGACCGTGCGGCGTGACAGCGGACTGTCAGTGCTACCCTTCAACCCGTCGATGAAGTCCTGGATCTCGTTCGTTGCCGCCTCAGTGGCCGTCTTGAGCGCATCGGCACGCTTGAAGTCGTACAGCTTCTGGAGATCAGCGAACTCAGCCGACGACGCACCCGCCTCGTTGAACAGGTTGATCAGCGATTCGAACTCGGTGTTAAGGGCATCGATCGCCGCGCCGACTGGATCGGTGTACGACTTGAGATCCTTGAACACCTGTTCGAAGCGGAGCGCCTTGCTCAGCGCAGTGTCGAGATCCTGCCCGGCCGCGAGCAGACGCTTGGTCCCTTCGCGGATGCCCTTGATCGCGCCCTGCTTGAGCGATTCCACGATCGCATACTCGATCGCTTCTTCCTGCGTCTCGAATGCGCGAACCGCACCGTCCTTGACCTTCCCCTGACCAGTCGGATCCACCCGATAAGCGCCGGCCTTGTGACCTGGACGATACCCAACCGACACCGCTGCGGAGCCGAACACGCCGCCGAGCGCTTCGGCGATCTTCTGGATGCCTGATGCGGTCGACGCGCCCAGCCCGGTTGCAGCGGCCTTCTCAGCCTTGCCAGTGCCGACGCCAGTGGTGGACGTCACGCCTGATGCGCTGACTGTGACGTTCGAGGACCCCTCCTTCTTCTTCGCGAAGAGACCGCCCACGACCGACCCGATTACGCTGCCGGCAATGCTGCCGAGCGGTCCCGCGAACGATCCAAGCTTCGACGAGATGGCGCCGAGCCCCTTGGAGATCAGACCATTCGGACCGCCGAGCAGCGACTTGCCGAGCGCACCGCCGATGCCCGCACCGATCGATGCCTCCTTCGACTTGCCGCCTGCGCCGATTACGCTGTTCGCAGCGCCGCCGATAGCTGCACCGGACAGGAGCGTGCCAAGCTTGGCGAAGCCGCGCGTGAGGATGCTGCCCGAGCCGAACAGCTTAGTTGCGGCCTTGAGCCCGGCATCGTTGTACCGTTCCTCAGTCGATAGGTTGAGGTTGCGAGTCCTGCCGCCGAGTGCTTCGCGCAATGTCCGACCGACGACGACGATATCGTCATTGCTGTTGTCATTCGCCGCCGGCTTGCCGCCTGGCGCGACGTTGTCTTTCGACAGGTCTTTGCCAACCTCGACGCTCAGCTTCGGGATGATCGCAGCAGCGGCCGTGACCGCGGTTGCGACCAGCGGCGATGTCGTGCCTACAACCGACGGTGCGTCCGGTGCCTGCGGTGCCAGAGCCTGCAACGCGACGCCGACGCCCTTCAATTCCTTTGCCGCGTCATCAAGCGATGTCGCCGACCCGCTCAGGTTCGTCGCGCTTTCGTTCAGGCCGCGCGTCATCTCGTCGCGCGCTTCCTTCTCGGGATCGCCGAGAACATCGAGCACGAACTTGTCGGCGAAGTCGGCCTTGAACTGATCCTTCAATCGCGTGACGACGGACTTGACGGTTTTGATGCTCGGGTCCGCGACGACATCACGCACAGCGTCGCGAACGCCACCATAGGCGCGCGCCTGGATATCGATCTGCGCATTGCGCTTGTCGATTGCGTCGTTGATCGCACGCTGCTCGGCGTTGTTCTTCTTCAACTCGCGGAGCTCGGCGGCTGTGATGTCGACGACGGACTTCGACAGATCCTGCTTCTGTCGTAGCAGATCAGCCTCATCGCTGCGCCCAGCCAGGATCAACCGGCTGACGTCGAGCTCTTCGCGCTGCTGGTCGATCGCTTGGGTGATCGGCCTGCGCACACCGTCGTCGATGTTCTTCTTGTCTCGCGCGGCATCCTCGCGGGTGTAGATCTCCTTAAACCCGGTCGCCGAGTTGATTAGGTCGACCGTGTCCTTGACGACGACCTTGCCCTTTTCGATGGACGTGAACAGCCCGTCGATGTCGGCCTTGGCCGCGTTGCCGCGTACGACTGCGTTTGGCTCTTCGCTGTATTTGCCGCGGATCCCCGCCAGCTTGTCGAACCGAGCTTCCGCGGCCTTCAACTCGCGCGTCTGCCCCGCGATTTCCTTCGAATGCGCGCGCGTCGCCGCGCCCGCGCCGCGCTGGCTGTCGCGCACACCATCGAGCCGCTTCTGCGCCTCACCCAGCGCCACGACATAGGCGCGCTCGTCGTCGGCAGAGAACGTCCCCGCCTTCGTCTGCTGCTCGCGATCGGCGTCGAGCTTAGCCTTGGTCGCGCGGAACTCACGGGCCGCTTGGACCGACTTGGTGCCCCCGCTCGAATACAGCGCGGCGTCTGCCTCGAGCTCGGCGTTCGTGCGCGTGCGCCCGCCCTTGCCGCCGCCGCTCAGATCGATCGGCTTCGGCGGCGGTGCCTTCTGCGCCTTGCGCAGCGCATCGAGAGCCTTCTGCTGATCGCGGAGCTCGGTGTTCGACTGGATGAACCCGGCCGCCTTGATCACGGTGTCAGCCGGATTCGAGCCGAGCGCCGCGGACAGGTTGCTGTTGCCGAACGCATCGGCGTTGCGCTTCCGCAGCGCGTTCAGATCTTTGAACGTGATCCCGCTGTCACGGCCGCCGGCCAGATTGCTCGCCACCTGGCGCGTGCGCGAGAAGTCGGCGCGGCCCTGCGCGGTGCTGAGATCGATGTTCGATGCGGCATCCGTCAGTGACGCGGCCAGATCGGTGCCGACTGCCAGCTTCGCCTGCTTGGCCTTCTGCACCCCGGCCTCTGCCAGTGCGATCGTGAGCTCGCGCGCTTGAGCAGTCTGCGCGGCGAGGGCCGCGGTGGTGCCGCCAAGGCTCTGTTGCAGCGCAGCCTGCGCGTCGACGAAGCGCTGGCCGGCGTCCTTCGCCTCGTTCGTGCGCGTGGCCAGATAGGTGAAGCCGACCGTCGCCGCGGTCAGCGCGATCCCGACCGGGCCGCCGAGCAACGCCGACAGCTTCGATGCGCCGGTGGACAGCAGATCGCCGGCGCGCTTGGTGAAGGTCTTCGCGCTCGCCAGCGCGGCGGTGGCGGCCGTCGCCCGGGCGATCGTCGGGATAGACGCCGCGGTCGCCGCATTCGCCGCGGCTTCCGTCGCTGCCAGCTGGAGGTTCGCCGCGATGCGCGCCTCCTGGCTCGCCAGCAAACCGATGCCGCTGCGCGCCGCGTTGTTCGCCGCGCTCCCCCCGAGCGTCGTCGCCGCGGTCGCGGTGCCCGTCGCCGCCGCCAGTTCAAGTTCAGCGGCCGCGAGACCTTCCGTCGCGACCAGCTGCGCCTGCGTCGCTGTCCGCGCCGCGCCGCGCAGCCCGGTCAGTTCCGCCTGCGCCGCCGCGAGGCGCCGCGCCGCGCCAGCCTGCGCCTCCATCGCGGTCGTCAGTTCGGCCTCGGCAATCGCCTGCTGCCGCGATGCCGTGTCGACCGCACGGCCCCGCGCGGATCGCGTCAGGTTGGGATTGGTCGCGGCGGCGGCGCCTGCCTGCTGCGCGGCGATGATGCGCTGCTGCGCGCCGGCTCGCGTGGATGCCAGCGCACGCTGCTCGTCCCCGATCGCGACGACGCGCGCCCGCGCGGCCTCGATGTCGGACGTGCGGCGGACCGCGGCCACCTGGTTGGCGACAGCGAGCTCCTGCTGTGCTGCCGAGACCCGGGCCTGCGCCAAGACAGCCCCGCGCTCGGCCTCCGCAATCACCGCGCGCTGCCCTGCCATCTGTGCGGCGGCCGCTTCGGTTTCCTTGGCGATGCGTGCGTCGAGGTTCGCGACGACAAGGGCCTGCTTACGCGCCTCGTTGCGCAGATCATACGCGTTCGTCAGCGCCTCATCACGAGCGCGGTTCGCAACCGCCGACGTCTTGCCGGCCGCCTGGATCCGCGGCGTCACGGCGGTGGCGGTACCGCGCGCGACGGCCAGCTGCGTTGCGGCGAATCGGCTGAGCGATGCAGTCGCGGCGTCGATCGGTGCGGAAAGGCTGCGCACGGCGAACACCGCGGCCAGACCGGACACCCCGGTGATGACGGCCGGCAGGTTGTTGCCGAGCGCGCTGATCGCTTCGGCGATGCCTTGCGTGGCGTGCGCGGATTCGTCGAGGCGGCCGATGAAGACGCCGAGATTGTTACCTGCTTCCGTCAATGACGAACCGATGCGCTTTGGCAGGCGGGCAAACTCAATATCGATCTGCGCCGCCGAGCGCGCCAGCGCCTCACTTATGACCTGCGGGGTCAGCTTACCCTCGGCGCCCAGCTTCTTGAGGGCCGCGATCGGAACGCCGAGACCGTCTGCGATCGCCTTGGCCAGTCGAAACGTATTCTCGCGGATCGACTTGAGCTCTTCGCCGCCGATCGTGCCGGAACCGAAGCCCTGAATGAACTGGCCGATGCCGGCTTTCTGCGTGTCCTCGTCGCCTCCCGATAGACGCGCCGCCTTGCCGATCGTTTCGGTAAGCCGGGTGGTATCGATCGAAAGACCTGCATCCTTCCCGGCCTGCGTGATGCGGCTATACAGCTGCGCGACCGGATCGAGCGCCTGGCGCGTATCGCGCGCGATCTTGATCACGTCGCCCATCGCCGCGTTCGTCTGCTGCTGCGTGTCGTAGAACGGGCGCAGACGATCCGTGACCTTTTGGTAGCTGGTCGCGACGCCGGCGAGCGCAAACGCGCCCGCCCCGCCGAGCACGCCTGCCAGCGAGATCCCGGCAAGGTCGCGGAACACGGTGCCCAGCGAGCCGAGACGCCCGGCAAGGGGCCCCAGCTGCCCCTGCACGATGCTCAGCGACTGAGAGGCACGCGTGAACCCGACCGACGCCTTATTCGTCTCAGCGGTCACGCGGGCCATAGCAGGGGCGACGCGGGCGGCTTCCGCGCGCGTGGCACTCAGCGCGGTGGTGGTGGATCGCAGGCCGGCGGTCGCGGTGCGATCGATCCCCAGGCCGCCGAGACCAAGCCTGCCGGCGCCCTTGTTGTTGAACGCCTCGATCCGCTGAAACGCCTTCTCGGTGGCGCGCTCGAATTGGGAGAGTGTAGTGCGGGCATTCGCCTCGATCTCGACGCCGAGGTAAGATGTGAAGCGGTTGGACCGGGCCATGCGGACACCCTTGATGCGACAGTCAGTCGCGCCCCGATTACACGACATTCCCGAAACAAAAAACGCCCAGCCGTCTTACCGGCCGGGCGCTACGCTTACTGCAATCGCGAGTGCGATCAGAACGTCGGTTCGATCTGACCCTGCTCCCAGGTCTGGTAATAGTCCGACTCCGTCAGACGCGCATTGGTGATGGGCGTTGCGCCGTTACCCGTGGCCTTCAACTCGGCCTTCCGGTCGACCTCGTAATGTGCGCGACGCGTCGGATTGAGCGCATTCGCGGCCTTGTTGACCTTCTGACTTGCCATAGTTCTAGCTCCCGGCCGCACCATGCGGCTGCGGGAGCCTTAACCGATCGGGATCAGTAATTCCATAAAGGCCGTCGACCGGCTCGATCCCGTACCGCTGCGCAAGCCGCTGCATTGCCGCGCTATCGGGAACATGGAAGATCACCGGTGGCCTATCGCTGTCGCGCCACGCCTGCCGGAAGCCATCGAGAAGCGCGACGAGAAGCCGCGGGCGCGCGGTGCGTAGCATGTGGACGTACCAGCCGCCGTCTTGGGCCTCCCACGAGATCTCGCCGACGGTGGCACCTGCTTCCTCAGCGAGCAGGCAGGTGCCGTATCGGACGATCGAGACGTCGTCGGGTTTCACTCGCCCCGGATCTGCTTGAGATACGGGCTCGGCGGCGCGGTGAAGCGCACAGCCTTGGGCGGATCGATCTTGAACAGGTAGCCTTCCGGCCAGACACGGCCGCCGCCCCACCATGTGACCGCCTTGATCACGTCGGCGTTCGCGCGCAGCGCCGCCCGCGCCTCAGCACCGACCGCGACGCACGATGCCGGTATGCCGTAGTGCGAGCCGTATGCGCTTTCCGTGATGTAGCCCTTAAGCCCGCGCTTGCGCAGCTGCTCGGCGAACTCGACGAAGCCGCTCGTCTGGGCCTCGCATTCCTTGCTCGTGCCGCTTGAGCCCTTGTCGAAGTAGCGGTGGGCGTTGATGAACGTCAGGCCCAGCGGATCCTTCAAGCCACCGCCGCGGTCGATCGCGCAGCCTGCGCTTTCGCACGCCTTCCATGCGGGCTCCTTCTTGTCGAAGCGAAACGTCGCGGACCACTGCGGATATTCGAGAACGATGGGATGGCGGATCCCATTCGCGCGCAGACCAGCGATGATCAGATTGCTATCGCGCAGCCACTGCTCCCAATCGTTCGTCATCACCGGGTCGTCGAAGCCGCGTGGCTCGTTGACCGGATCGATCATCACCGAGCCGTCGTCAGGGAAGTTGCGAGCGAAGTCGGTCCAGAATCGAACGAACTGCTCAACCGAGTCCCAGCGATAGGTGTGATTGTCGAGGATGAACGGCACGCCCCTACTGCGAGCGTACATGGCGAGAACCTTCACCTCGGCGATCCGCGCTGGGGTCATCCGGTAATCCTTGAACGGATAGCGGATCAGCCCGAAGCCGTGCCGATCGATATACCCCTTCAAGTCATCGAGCGACGGGCGGACAGCGTCGCCGCCGCTCGCCTCTGCCCCCGATAGGTTGGCGCCGAACAGCACCGTCGCAGGCTTGGCACACGGCGCCGCGTCGATCGGGGCATAGACCCAGCCCTTGCCCTGCACGAGCTCGACGAACCGCAGCTTGGTGGCCCCGACCGTTTCGAACAGATTGCCGGCAGCATTCGACCGGGCCCGGTCGTTCCATGCAAGCCAGCCTGGAGCACGTGACCCGTCGGCCAGCATCTCGCGGCCGATCTGCTTTTTCAGGACCAACGTGTCACCCGGGCAGACGTTGATCTGCGCGGGCGGACTGGCCCCGGTGACGATGTGCTCGGTCTGCGCAATTGCTGGCGAACCCAACAACGCGAAAACCAAGGCGATTATCATGTGTCTCATAATGAAATCCTTACTGCTGCAACGGATCTGGAATTTTTTGGATTTGCCAATTAAGAGGTCGGCATGCTGAAAAACATCATTGAGTCCGCCATCGAAGCGCTGATGCTGCCCTTCGTCATGCTGCAAGCCGAGCGGGAACGCCGCGCAACCCGACGCGCCGCGTTCCGTGCCCAAGGATTGTGCTCGGGTTGTGGCGATGGGCCTCCGCTTGAAGATGAAGATGAATGCGACGCGTGCGCCGAAAGCCGCTGCATCTAGTCTGATCAGGGGAGGCGCCATTCATCTGGGTTATCCGGCGGACATGTTTTTGAAGTGAATGCCGGTCGTAGGCGACGATACAGCCAAGGCACGAAGACCGACAGTGCCGACAGCTGTAATTGACGTATCAGTAACGGGGCTAATTACGACGGCTCCGTTTAGTGTCGCACTGATCGCTGTGCCGTTCATGACTAGACCAATTTCAGGGGCGGCGCCTGCGTCAAGGACGTATGCAAAAAAGCCAATGACGGTGAAGGTTCCCGCCACTGTCTTGCCGAGATATACGCCCTCGCCGCTAGTGCCCGATTTCTGGTAGCCAGCCTGATAATGAGTGCGAGTTGTGCCAGAAGTAGATGCGCGTCCCAGAACCCACGCGCCAATGCTGGCGACGAGTGTCAGGCATTTAAACGTCGCCTTGACCGTATAGTCAGCAGACGCGGGGACGAAGCTGGACAAATAAGCTGTGCCCGTTCCGCCAGAAGTCGGGCTGTAGACCTCGTTGCCAGCGATAACGAACGAGCCGATGACTGCGGACCATGTTTGACCTGTGTTGGACGTATGCGCCGACAGGTTTGTTGCATCGACATCGGTGAAAGTCTCGGAGAACGTGGCCGGTGTCGGCGTCGGCGTCGGCGTCGGCGTCGGCGTCGGCGTCCCACCCGGTGCAGCAATAACTACCGCACCGGCAAGGTTTGGCTGTAGCTGGCGTCCGTTCGGAAGCCCATCCGCGGTGTAAGTGTCGTATATCATGTTTGCTGCTGCGGTCGTGCCCGACGGATCGGGATGGCGCAGCCAATAGAGATCGAGCGCTTGAGTATCACCTGGATCGGCAGACAGGGTAATAACCGCCTGCGCTCCGTTTGCGGTCATGCTTGCGATGGTCAATGCGGTGGTCGAAGTTCCAGCATTATAGACCGTGAAGCGGTTCGATGGATTGCCGACCAATGCGAGAGTTGCCGACGCGGTGACAGTGATTGCGGTTCCAACGCGCGTGGCTCCGGTGATCGTGGGGCCGTTGTCGGTAGCCGGCGACGTCGCACGATGCAGATGGCGAGCGCGGATTATACTGCCGTCCTGCCCCTGATGAACCGCGTCCACCAAATTGAAATCATGCGGCTCGATGTAGACGGCGTTGTTCCCGGCAGCATAGTCAGCGCCGGACTTGCGAATGTTTTGTACGCTCGACGTTGTCCCTGCGCCCGCAGCAGTGCGCGTCCCCATTGTGGTCAAATAGCGTTCGAAGTTAGCGCCCCTTGCGGCATTGTGAGAAGCGGCGTCACCGAACACGCCAGCAAGTCCCGACTGGAAATCCGCATACGAGGTGTTCGCTCCTGCATCGTCCCCGCCTTGGTCGTGATAGAACGCCTCGAATCCACCCGCTGCGTCGAGCACAGCGCGGAAGGCGAGGTTGTTAGCCGTGCCCGGTTGCCATGCTGCGATAGCGGTTGAACCGACCGCATGACCGATCAGGCCGCAATTGACACCATAAAGCGCGGCCTGACGACGTAGAAACTCACCAGTGAAGGTGCTGTCGTAGGCGCTGGCGTCTGCCGGTACTGCCCAAGCTGGCGTGGTGACGGTCCGCTGTGAATCAGTGTAGCGTGCGAACACAGCTGTGTTGGGATCGATCGTCACCCCTAGCGAGGCCATGGTGCCCGCGTAGGACGGCATCTTGCCCATATTACGAACGGCCTGCGACTGACCAGACAGTGCGGTAAGGCGCCCCATGCCGACCGGCACCGTGCCGTTCTGCCAGGTCACGCCATCGCTGGACAGATCTAGATAAAACCAGCCAAGGCGCGCATCGACGTTGGCGATGTTGACGTTCTGCGCCCCTGTTGTGCTTGTGGTAGCGGCGACCCATGCAGCTTGCAGAATCGTTCCGTCAGACCCACGCGTTCGTGCATAGATGCTCCCGGCCGCCGATACGTCCAGAGCAACCGGGATCGTCCCGCGACCTTTGCTTTGCCCCCCGTTGGTAGTCGTCGAGCGCTGATAGATGCGGTTCGGCTCAGCAAGTTGCGTCATCGTAAAGGCATTGACTGCATCGTCATTGACGATCGTGCCGAACGACGTGACGCTGGCGAGGCCGCTCGCAGTGACAGTAAGCGCGAAGGTCTCGTTCGGCTCGTTTGCCGTGTCACCGGCCACGAGAACCGTGATTGTCTTCGACGTCTCGCCCGATGCAAAGGTGCCTGATCCACTCGGAAAGGCGCCACCGAAATCAGCGACGTCCGCGGGGTTTGTTCCGTTCGGAGCGACGGCCCACGTGTAAGGATAGGCCGCAGTTGAGCCGTCACGAAACAGTGTGAGCGTCCAGACAAACGCCGTCGTACCCGTATTGCCTTCTGCCTGAGATACCGTCGCCGAGAGGGACATGGATGGGGCGGGGTTTGCCGAGTCATCATTCAGAATAGTGCCGGTTGCACTCAGCGGGCCGCCTGCAATCAGCCCATTCGGAACGGTGATGGAAACGGTGAACATCTCGTTCACCTCGACAGCGATGTCGCCTTGCACGCTGATGCTGAACGTCGCGGTCGCCACACCGTCGGCGAATGTAACGCCGCCCCCGGCTGGATAGGCGTTGCCCGTGAAGTCGCTTGCGAGCGTGTCACCTGGCTCGAATGTCCAAGGGACCGTCACCGCGCCGGCTGTCATCGTTCGCGTCACCGTGAACGTAAAGATCGTCGAGCCGCTGTTGCCTTCGGCTTTCGACTGCGCCGATGAGAGATAGACCAGAGCACCAGGCGTTGCCGCACCCACCAGTGAAGCGATCGTCGCCTGAACGCGATCGTATCGGCCGGCGTCATCGCCTGCCATAGCCGTGGCCAACCCTGAGAGCAGGAACGGGAAGCTGAAACTCTGCGCCGGAAGGTTGACGGCACCATTGAGGGGGAAGGTGGGCATGCGCGCGCTCCTGAATTGTCGGGAGCGGGCATAGCACCGGATCGTGCTGCTATCTATCTGGGAAGGTGGTGAGCCGGGGAGGGTGGCCCCTCCCCGTGACGTCTCCCGCAGGGAGCTCTACAGACGTCATCCGCTGGCCCGAAATAGCGAACTTGCGCAATTTCGCAAGTTCCGGGTTTAGTCGGCGTCGGCAGGCGGCATGACAGTGGCCGATTTGTCGAGAATGAACCGGACCATCTCTTCCGCTTGAGCGCCGCTCAGCAAATTAGTGCCGCATGGCTCGTGCTTGCCCGGCCAATCGGTGCCCTCGTTGTAATCTGGCTTGAACGAGATCCCGGCATCGGGGGTGAAGTTTATTGGCAGCTTCCAACCGAGAAAGCGGTTCGCGATGCCTTTCACCTCGGCATCACTGATCCCGACTGCGGGCAATTCGTTCGTAAGCTTAGCCGCATTCGCCAAGTTCAGACTGGCCTGTGACAGCTGCAGCGCATCGATCGCGGTGCGTGCCTCGCTGGCCTTCTGCGCGAGGGTGACGGCGTTCGCTTGCATGGACGTATTCATCGGGTTCTATCTCCGAGTCTGCGCTGCCTATTCAGCGCACGTCCTTGCTACACGAATTATCAAGCCACCGTGAAGGTGGTCTTCATGCGGTTGATCATCGAGATCGCATAGCTGAGCTCGGTGTTTGCCGGGTTGAGCCGCTGCGCCTCGAGCATAGCGGTCTCGACAGTTGCGAATTCCGGCATCGCGACCAGGTCGCGCATCGCCTCGATCGCGGCATCTTCGGCCGGCGCGGCGCGGCGCAGCAGCGCGCGGGCTGCGTTGATCTCTTCTTCGGTCGGCTTAGCTTTCGTCATCGTCGTGCTCCCTTGCTTTGACGATGTGCTCGATAGCACGAGTCAGTTGCGCTCCAAATATTCCTGCGCGAAGATCGGCGTCGACCGGTTCGCGCGCTGCATGATCGCTTTCTGATCAAACCGCTGCGCGCGCTTCGTGAACTTAATCAGGATGAATGCCACGACGCCCTTCTTCGCGTCGGAACCCCGCGGCACGCGCCCCGTGTTCGCCTTGGCGCGCCCGGTGCGCTTCGAGACCGTGACCCGCTTCGCTACCAGGAACGCCTCATTCGCCTTCTTGCCCTTCACGAACTGCAGCTTGCCGATCGTCTGCACCAGCGCGGACCGGTTGTAGAGCTCGGGCGTCATCTTCTTGCGGCCGACGCGCGTCGGGATGGCTCCAGTTGGGAACGCCAGCCATTTCTTGCCGCGACCGGGCGTGATCGTCGCGCCTTCGCTGTAGGAGAGCAGAGCTTGGTTGCCGCGGCTTTCGGTGCTGCCCCGGGCGAAGATGACGCCGAACGCGAATTCTGTGCGCGTGCGCCCCTTCTTCGTCGAAGATGTGGATCCGACCGCCTTCGACAGTCGGCCGAGCCCGGCGCCGACGATCGCGCGCTCTGTCAGCCCTTTCGCGAGCGTCGTCGCCTTGTCGACCGAATAGTGCGAGGCGGCGCGTAGCTGGGGCAGCACCACCGCTGCTGCCCCCGGTCCCTGCCGCTTGTACCGCCTCGCCATCGTCATTCCTTCGCGGGCATCTCAGCTATCATGCAGCGCCGCAGTACCCGAAACGCTGCAAGCAATGCCAGCGGCTGATCGATCAGGCAGCCGCCGTCGGGGAAGGTGCGGACTTGCCCGTTCTCGTCCTTGAGCGCTTCGAAGATGGCGAGGACGAGTCGGTGGTTTTCGGTGATCCGCTTTCGGGGGTCGGACCAGTAGGTGTGTCCGTAGAGGGTCCAGCTGTGTTGCTCGCCATCGACTCCGCCAACGTCGAACCAATCGGGGCGGATGAATTCTCGATAAGCGAGGCCAAGTTTTTTTCCTCGTCCCCGTCAATGCCGTGCATGGCATAGATGAAATCGGCCAGCTGCTCGAAAGCCTCCGCACCGATCTGCACACGCAGGAACTCGGCTTCTGCGCGCGTGACGCCGCCGCGACCGTTACCGTCTGGCTTAGCGTGCAGACCATGCCAGTTGACGACGTAAAGCTCGACGCAGAGCCAGGCGCGCCGCGTGTCCTGCTCGGCCAGATCGGCGAACGCCTTCTGGATAGGCTCATACCGCGACGTCAGATCCTGCTGCATCGCCGTTACGCGCACGCGTTTCAGGTCGTCGATCACCGACTTCGGCTGGATCGTCTGTAGCTCAGCTTCCAACTCGTCTTCCGTCATGCGCTTGGCGCTCTTCGGCAGGTTCTTCTGTTGCTCCATCAACGCGATGTAACGGTCGGTGCGCAGCTGCTGGCACTCGTTCATTGCATCCGCCGCATCCCAGAGCTCTTGCAAGTCGGCCGACAGCTGATCGTATTCGGCATCGTCGTGGAGATGCGAGGCGGCCGCCAGCATCAGGTCGCGGATCTGTTTGCGCGAGTAGTGCACGACGCCGCCGCGGACGAGCGCCGCCGAAAACGAGTCGCGCTCGTACATCGTCGGCACGCGCACGATGATCTTGATCGCGTCGTTCGGCTCTTCGCCGCGCTCGGCACGGCGCGCATTCTCAGCCTCGATCAGCTGGTTGCGCACCAGCAGAGCAGGCGGCGTAAATTCAACCGGCATGCGTGCCGTCAGTGGAATTGCCATCAGTCTGTCCCTTCAAACAAAAAGGCCGGCTACTCCGAAGAGCACCGGCCTCTCTGTCAGGACAGCGGGGCCGGCTGAACCGGTCCCGATCGTCGTATCAGTAGATCACGGACAATGCGACAGAGCGATCGACATCGCTCGGGCTGGCCGTACCGCTGACGCCGACGAAGCCATTACGCGGCGCCGGGTTGAACGGGTCGAGGAACATATTCGGCACGCCGGCGAGGAAGCGGTTGCCGACGTTCTGGCCCCAGCCCGACAGCAGCGGCACCGACGCCTGGGTGTCGACCAGCGAGTCCAGATCCAGCGACGCCATCAGCTGCTCGTTCAGGTCGAGGTTCACCGTGCGGGTGCCCGACATGATCTCGTAGCCTTCCTGGCCCGCGTCGAAGTTCTGGTTCGGCGGCGCGCCGGTCTCCAGCGCGAACTCGAGGCGCATCGTCTGGTGGCCCAGCTTCAAGCCTGCGAACGCGAACTTGCCCGCCTTGGCCGGCGGCGGCGGCAGCAGCTGCGACGTCGAGATCAGCGGCGTCGTTTCGTCGGTCGCGGGCACGGGCACGCCGACCATCGCGAACTCGATCGACGGCAGATCGGTGTTCTGGTCGTTCGACACCGGGATGTTCAGCGCGAAGCTGCTGATTGCGCAGTCCCGATACTTGCGCGCCTTCTTGTGGCGCCAGACCTTGCACGACAGCAGCGGGATCTGCGCACCGGTCGACAACACGTAGGTCAGCGACGGCGGGATGATATAGCCGCCCGTCGCGATAGCCGTGGCCAGCGTCTCCATCAGCGTCGCCCGACGCGTGGCGCCGTCATAGTCGCGGATCAGCGACGTCCCGCGGATCGTGCCCGCGCCGCCGATGTTGGCGTGCTGGATCGGCATGCCGTTGTAGAAGTCGTCGATTGCCGACGAACCGGCCGCCATCACGATCGAGGACGTCGTACCGCCTGCCGCCGCCGTGCCGGTGATTGCGGTCGGGTTGATGAGCTCGGTGAAGCCCGCACCGAGCAGGATGCGCGCCAGAGGCCACGCAGCGGCGCCTGGGGGAGCCGTGCCGCCAGGTCCGCGCAGGATCGCGGTGGCGCCGGCGCGACCGCGGCGACCGAGAAACTGACGAGGCGCGGCGAAGATCGAGCCGGTCAGCGTGGGATCGTCGCCCGTGATCGCGTCCGAACCATCGTCCGGTGCCGAGATGGGCAGGAGATCCGCCTGGCCGGGCTCGTTATATACGCCGGGCGTCGGCTGAATGGTGACGCCCAGAGCGGCAATGTTTTCCTTGAAACCAGCCATGACGGCTACGTCCTTTCAAAAGTGGCCGAGTGGCCGGGGTTTTACTTCGCCGGCTGTTCGTCGGACGTCGTATCGGGGATCGCAACCGCGCCCATGACCTTGCGGCCAGTCGAGTCCTCGGTCTCTTCCATCCGCGAGCCTTCGGGGACGGCGGGGGCGTCGATGCCCGCGATGACGTCCTGCAGGCTCGCCGACTTCGTGGCGATGTCGCCGAGCGCCTTCGATCGGCCTTCATCACTCTTAAGCGTGTCGACGTGATCGCTGGCTTTCAGCAGATCCTGGAAATTGTAACTATTCGAAAGCAACGGCACAGGGGCGAAGCTGCCCGGTGCAGTGCTTTCGTCGGTGGTGGTCTTGGCCATTTTCAACTCCCCAATAGCAGTTCGGTGGGACGGTCGGCTCTTACACGATAGGAAAGAACGAGTCGCTCTTCCATTCTTGCATAGTCGGGCTCTGCTTCGGCCTCGTTCGGCGCGGTGCCATCGTATCGGATCAACCAGGTCGTGCCGCCCAGCGTGTTCGTGTCGCCGTCATCGATCCCCGGGAACAGGATGTCGAGGATCTGCGCCATGATCGCGGCCGGGCCGCCGTAGCCGGTTGGATCCTCGCTATCATCGTCGCCCGGTGCATCGACCTCCGCGGCGAGGTCCATGTCGATCACGATGTCGACCGCCAGTTCCATCACCTGCTCGGGCAGACCAGATGCCGTCGTCTCCCGCCCCTGATCCGACGGGTCGTTGCTCATGATGCGGATGGCGACGCACGGGAGCTCGTCGCTGGTGCTCTCACGGTGACGGTGGTGGCGGACCTTGATCGGTGCCGGCAGGTTCGCCGCGAGCTCCTGCTTGAGCGCGATCGCGACCGGGATAAACGGCATCGGCATAGGCTCAAGCCTTCTGGATTATGAACAACCACGCATCGCCATCGAGCGTCGGCGTATCCTGCGACGGCTTATACAATCCGGCAAGCCGCGGGTTAGTCAGCACGTCACCACGCTTCGGGCCGTTCGGGAGATAGCGGCGGCTGATCTGCAGCTGCCATATACGGCGAATTGCGTCGACATCGTCGATCATGAGCTCGAGAAAGCCGAGCATGATCGTCGGGGGTGCGGTCGGGTCAGAGCCTGCGACCTTGTAGGAAATGGAATCGCCCAGGTGATTTTCCACCTGGGCGTCCATGTCGGTCCGAAGCGTTTCGAACGGCGTCGGCATTTAGGGGGCTTCGTCGCTCGGCGTCGAGTTTGCGCCGGTGTTCGTGTCCGACGTCTGCCCGGTGCCGTCCGTCGACGTCGACCCGTGATTGGTCGTTGCCGTCGTCTCGTTGCCGCCGACGGGGGCCGTTGCCTTGCGGCGGCGGGTAGCAGGCTTGGCGGCCGCGACGCGCTTCTCGCGGGTTTTCTGCGCCGACTTCTTGCCGCCGGTGCCGGTCGTGTCCGCGGCTTCGACGTCGGTGGTGCCATCGTCCGCGCCGTCGTCGGCATCGCCATCGTCTTCTTCGTGCTCGCCGTCTTGCTCGCCCTCGAGCTCTTCGCGAGCCTCATCCTTGAGCGAGTAGCGCTTGGCTTCCCCATCGTCCTCGAGGATCGTCGCGACTGCTTCTGTCACGTGCAGGATGCGACCTTCCTCGTCGGGATGCTTGGGGTTGCCGGCGAGGATCTGCCCGCCGAGATTGCGCGTGAAGGTCTTGAGCACCTTCATCCGAACCTTCTTCATTCTACGTCTCCTGTGCCGGATGCCGGCGTTGCGATGTTCCCGTGCGTCATAGCAGAAAAGGGCCCCGATGCTATCGAGGCCCTTTCCGGTTCAGCGGCTTTACGAGCCGGCGAGGATCCCGCGCATCAGGACGTCCGGTGCGATGCACGCGAACAGCGGATGGGCGTCGAGGTAGAGATCGACGAACGCCATGTAGTTCGGCGCGCGCGGATCGGGCACGACATACGGGTAGAACTCGCGGCCCAGCTGGTTGACCTCGCGCCATTCCTCGCCGGGCGAGCGGTATTCCTTGAACACGTCCTGCGCGCCGATCGGGAAGAAGCGGCAGGTGTTCGTCGGAACCGCGATCGACGAGTTGTCGTCGGTGCCCTGGAAGTTGATCCACTCGACGCCTGCGAAGAAGAAGCTCTTCCAAGCCTTCTGTTCGCGAGCATCCTCGCCGTTTTGCTGGACTTCGTACGACTTACGGATCTCGGGAGCCTCGAGCATCTTGTCGTAGAAGGCATCGCCGCACAGCGCGCCGATCCGGGTGCTCGGCGACTTGCGAGCGTTCAGCTGGCGCATCATCGGACGGAAGACGTTGGCCGTGATGTACGTGCGCAACTTGCCGTCGGTCGCATTTGCGAAGTCGAACACGATCGCGGCGGGCTGCGTGAGGCCGAACGCCTCGAAGAAGTTGACGATGATCGAGCCGTCGGCATCCAGCAGGATGCCTTGGAGAGCCGCGAAGCGATGATACTCGCGGGTGTATTCCAGCTTGCGCATCAGCTTGCGCATGCGCTTGTCGACCTCGGCGTCCGCGTTATCGAGCGCCGTGTCGAACGGCATGAACTCGTTGACGAGGTTCTGCATCTCGATCGCGTTGATGCGATCCTCCTGACGCAGATTGACCGTCGACAGCTGGATCAGCTGACGAGCGTCCTTGCCGGGCAGCGAGCGGGGCGAACCGCGCTCGGTCGTCGGAATGAATTCCAGCGTCTCGTTGTTCTTGTAGACGCCGACAGTGGTGGTCTGGATGGGCTCTTCTTCGAAAAGGCCCATCTGGTTCAGCATCTGCGGAATATAAACGATATTCCCGATGGCCTCCTGAATTTCAGTCCCCTGAAATACATTATCGGAGAAGACGTCGTATGCGAGCATTACCCTATTCCCTTGCTCGACTGCGGCCGTCCAGTCCCGGCAACCGTCAGATTTCGTTTGTTGGTGGTTGCCTTAGTAGCGGACGCGAACGCCGCCGGTGTTGGTAGCGGCGTCGAACGCATTCATCAACGCGACGGCGGCGGCGATCTGGGGACCGGTGAGACCGTTCCAATCCAGCTTCTTGCCGTTGAGCTCCGCGTTACGCGACAGAATCACCGCGCGCTGCGTGCCGGTCGACGGCCCGCGGCTTTCGAACAGATAGGCCGGCTTGCCGTTCAGGCCGTTGGTGCCGTTGGGATCGTAGCGACCCCACTGGCCGGTGTTCGCGCCGCCGGTGATCTTGGCGACGAGGCAGTTGGGCGGATAGCCCGTCGTGCTCGGCGCGAGAAGCACCTGGTCCCGCGAGATGAGTGCGTTGCCTTCATTGATGATGGCCTCCGCATTCTGCGCGCGGGTGAAATTCTTGATCTTTGCCACTTACTTTCTCCTTACCCGACGATCGGAATTGCGAACGATTACGCGTTCGCGCGCTTGCCGCCCTTGGCCTCGGCCGCCTTGTTGAGACGCGTGGCGCGCTTCTCGCGGTTGTTCTTAACGGTGGCGTTGGCGCCATCGTCGCCTTCGCCCTTGCGCTGCGAGGGGCTTCCGCCCGCGCCGCCTGTCTTCTTGTTGACGGCCGGATCACTGGCAAGCGCATCGCGATCGGCGTCCAGCTGGGCGGCATTGGCCGCATCCGCGGCGTTGGCCGCATTGGCGGCGGCGGCCGGTGCCATGTCGCCGAGCGTGGCCACGACTTCGTCGGCCGACATCGAACCACCGCCGGCCATCAGCAACCGGGCTGCGGCCTTCGGGCTCGCCGCGCCGGCGTCGCTGGTCATCACGGTATTCCAGCGGGCGTTCGATGCGGTGACTGCTGCAGCGACTTCGGTGGCCGTGGCCTGCTCGACCTGGGCTACCGTCGGCCCGGCCTTGGGTGCGGGGGCGGCACCGCCCTGCGCGCCATCATCGTTTGCGGTGGTGTCGTCCTCGACGGGAGCCGCGAGCGGCGCACCGGCAAACAACGCACGGACTGAACTGAAAGTTTTGGACATATTCGCTCCCACTAGCGGCCATACCGCTGAACCATCTGCGCCCAGACCTGATCGTCGGACGCTACTTCTGTGGCGAATTTCGCGTCCCGTGCGTGCGCGCCCATATACGTCAAGGCTTCGGTATCGCGAACTGCTTTTTTCGACATGCCGCGGCCGCGCGCAACTGTCTCGACGAAGATCTCGCGCATCTCGTCAAGCTCAGCCTGAATGCGATCCGCAGTGTCCTTGTCCATGTCCTCATAGGCGTTGCCCATCGCCTTGAACTTGCCGGCGCGGAAGATGCGGACGCGGATGCCCGCTTCGGCCAGCGCGTCCTGCACGTTGGTGTAGAGCCAGAGCACACCGACGGATCCTACCTCCGCGGTGCGCGGCGCGAACACCTTGTCGGCGCTGCACCCCAGCGCGAACGCGGCCGAGCACATCTGTTCGTTCGCGATCGCCCAGATTGGCTTGCCGCCGTTCTTGGCGTTGCAGGCAAAGATGAGATCGGCAAGATCCATGCAGCCTGCGACGACGCCGCCCGGGCTATCGATGTCGAGGTAGATCGCCGAGACGTCGGGATCGTCCATCGCGGCCATCAGCTTGGTCTTGATGCCATCGTATCCGGTGCTGCCGCTGTACGGTTCCAATCCCCAATTCTTCATAAGCGTCCCGCTGATCGGGATGACCGCAATGCCGAATTGTTCGTCGAAGACCTTGCGGTTCCGATCCCGATTAGCGTTTGTGCCCCTCCGGTTGTCCGCCGCCGCACGGCCTTCCGCAGCGAACGTCTCCATCGCCGCGCGATCGAGGCTTGTGCCGTCGACTTGGTGGACGAGCGCGAAGTTCAATTCGGAGCGCAGCGCGGACAGGATCAGGCTGGCGTGGCGCGGGGTGGTCAGCAGCGGTCGGTTCAGGATCTGCTGCGTCACGCGGGCGAGAGAACGGGTTTGCGTCATGCGTCTTCCTTCTGAGGTGCGGGTGCGGGGAGCTTGCCCGATGGCGGCTCGACGGGGTTGCCGTTCTCGTCGACATTGTCATCGGCGTTCTCGTCAGGCTGCTGCTGCTGGTTTGCCTGGCCGTACGTCACCTTGACGCCGGCGCGCTTTGCATAGGCCATCGCACGCTTCGTCGCATCGATGTTGTCGTAAAAGTCGGTGCCCTGCGACGCCGCCTCAGCCTGGGGATTCGAGAAGCCGGTCGACACGCGGATGCTGGCGCCGGTGACGTCCTTCACCGGATCGACCCAGCCCATGCCCGGGCCGCGGAACTCGCACTGCGCATATTCCTCCATGTGATCGTAGAAATACGGCGCGTTCGCCGGCAGGATGATCTTCCGCCGCACGATGCATTCCTCGAGATGCGCCAGCGCGATCTGCGACGGCACCGATTCGCAGAACTGGTACCGATCGCAATAGGTGAGACGCCACGCGTCGATGAGCTCGGCGCGGATGCTGGCGAAGCTCGTCTTCGAATAGTCGTTGGAGAAGCGCGCATAGGACAGGCCGAGCAGCGATGCGAACTTGCGGTCGAACGCGAAGCGGAAGCTGTCGGTATCGTTGCGCGCGTGCGTCGCCTCGGCGATCCCGATCTCGTCGCCCATCGCCAACATCGGCAGCGACTGGCCTTCGACGTTGAGATCTTCGTACAGGCCGAACCGGGCGTCCTGCATCTTGATCAGATCGGCGGCGGCGCCCTTGCCGGATGGCGCGGCGACCTGAAGCTTCGACAACGCCTCGGCGGCGGTCGCGTCGGTCTTGATGTAGATCGACATGAACGCGGCTTTCACCGCCTGCTCGAGCGTCTTCTGGTCGAAGGTGTCGAGCATCCGCACTTCGCGCAGCGCACCGATGATCGCCGGCATCGCGCGCTGTGCACCGGCGCGGAATTTCGGGAACCAGTGGATCCCGATCGGGCGGCCGCGGTCCGTCTCGCGCGGAATGAACTCCCACTTCTTCTTGCCCAGCGGATCGCTTGGATGGCGCGTCTCAACATGGAAGCCGGTGTACGCGCCCCACTCGTCGAGCACGCGGCCCTGGCACAACGTCTCGCTGTCCTGCCTGCCGTCGTTATTCGTGATGCGATCGGGATCCAGCTGCTCGACGAAGGTGGCGAACCGCCCGCGGTACCGCCTCATGCGCTCTTCGCTGTAGCGCACGATCAACGCCGCCTCGCCGTCCGCGCCATAGGTGTTGCGCACCGTGCTCAGCATCTGCGCGCCGAACGTGTCGTGCCGCGCCGCGTCGTACAGCTTGCGGGGCGCGTCGCCGAACAGCGAAAACTGGTTCTCCCACTCGTTCGCGAAGCCCTGCGCCCACTCGTCAGTCAGGCCCAGCGCTTCGAAGTTCGGCATCGACATCAGGCGCAGCGCCGGGCCGACCATGTCGACCGCGCGCTTGCTGATCCCCGCGTGGATCATCGCGTTGTTGCGATCGACCTCGCGCGCGTTGACCACCGCCTGCCGGCGCTCGCGAATGATGTCCTTGTTCGCGCTGGTCAGCCGGAACGATACACCGCGACCGGCATTCACCGTCGGCGCCGCATCGCGATACGCGGTGCCAGCGCGCGGCATGTACGGCCCGCCCTTCGCCCAGCCAAAGTCGCTGTCGCCGGTGACGGGCATCTTGCTGGTGACGATCGACGATGCCACCGGCGACGGGGCAGCGGGTGCGGGCTTCCGCGTGCGCTTAGAAACCATTGTAGAAATCTCCGCCGTAGGGGAAGGTGATCGGGAGGGCGCCGCCGATCTGAGCGCCGGCGCGGCCGTCACGCTCGCGGGTGGCATCGGTCAGCAGCCCCTTGAGCCCGTCGGCGTTCGCCCTGGTATATTCGATCCGACGCCCCTGACCGGCCACGACGGTGGCGACGCCGCCGCTAATCGCGGTCTCGTACTTTGCCGAGAGCTCCACGATCTTCGCCGCGAGCTCGTCGTCGGTCAGGTGCCCATAGAGGATGCTACTCATCGCCTGCCGCGTCCCTTGTTGAAGTTCCTCAACCGGTCGTAGAAATCGTCCGGTGGCGCCGCCATACCACTGCCGGCGGGATCCTGCGATGGCAGGAACGGCTGTGCCCAGATCGGCTTGTTCTTCTCCCAATCGATGTCCCGGTTTTCCGGGGCCATCAGCTGCCGGCAGACCTCCGCGCCGACCCAGCCATCCCAGAGCTCATTGCGCCCCTTCTCGTACCACTTGCCGTTGATCAACGTGGCAGAGATGAGCTCGCGGACATGGGCGTCGGTGACGTCGACCGGCAGGTGCATGCGCAGCGGGCCCGGCTCGGCGATGTCCATGCGGTTCGCGATGATCTTCTTGAGCTCGGTCACGTTCGTGGTGCGCTCGAGCACGGGGACCGGATATTCGCGGCCCGCCTTGTCCGCCTTGATCGTGCGCGGCGCACCGACGAAGTCGCCCTTCGTGTGCGCGTCGCCCATCAGCAGCCGGATGCGCCAGGCGGGGATCGGGTCTTTCGCCCGGGAGAACAGATTTGCCGCCCAGCGCCGCGCGTTGTCGGTCACGCCCGGAACGCCGCCGGTGTCGACGCCCATCGTGGCGATGCCGAGCACGTGGCCACTGCCGTCGTTCAGCGGGTACGTCTGGTTCAGGATCTGCTCGATGATGTCCCAATCTGCCAGGCGCAGGCCCGGGCGGATGTCGGAGAAGCCCTCCATCTGCATCGCCGAATAGCGATCGATCAGCCACGATTCGGCGGTGCGGCCGCTCCAGCCAATCACGACCGGTTCGAAGCGGTTGCCCTGGACGTCGATGAACCCGGTCAGGAAGTCGACGCCGCGCGGCACCGTGCCCATCGAGTAACCCGTGTCGATCAGGCGCACCTTCGTCTCGAGCAGCTGGCGAACCTTCGATCCCGCCTCGTCCTCGATGTACGTCTCGCCGATCGTCTTGACCGTAACCTCCTTCAGCTTGGCAGTGCTGCCGGTCTCGTCCTTGACCAGCTTCGCGTCCGCCCACTGCCGCGCGAGCTCGGCGACGCTATCGAACGGCGCGTCGATTGCGTGGAAGACGAAGCCGGCGATCTCCTTCGGCGTCAGGTCGCCGATGATCGTCTCGTCGGGCGCGATCGTCTGGCCGAGCCCCATCCACTTCGCGGTGTGGCGCATCTCCAGCCGCTCGTCGTTCGTGATCGGCAGTTTGCAATGCGGGCAGATCAACCGGATCGCTTCGGCGATGAAGTCCAAGAGCTCGTCGCGCGGCATGTCCTCCCCCTGCTTCATCAGTTCCGCCATGTTCCAGACCATGCGGCGATCGGGTGTGACCTCGCGCGCGGCGCCTACCAGATGTGCGCAATTCGGGCAGATGCCCATCCGCACCCGCATATCCGAGTCGACGAGGATCGCGTCGATCCCGAACAGCGGGCCGGCATCGGGGTGAGATGCGACCAGAATCTTCGCCTGCGAACCGTATTCGCGTTGGCGGTTGCGCATCAGGGTTATGATCGCGTCGCGGATCGCCTGCCGCATGGCGTCGATTTCGTCGCCGACGATCAGCGATGCCGAGCGCGCGCGCGTCGTGGACGGATTCGCGGCGAGCCATTCCCAGAGGCCGCCGTCGACGCGCCGCAGGTTCCACTTCGGCACCTTGGCGCGATCGCGCTTTTCCCAGAGCTCGCCGTGCGCGCGCAGGAAGAAGTCGACGCGCTCGTCGACATACCGGCGGACGTCCGGTTCGCTGTGCATGTACCAGAGCATGTTGCGGCTCGGGCCGAACATCCCGACTTTCAGCAGGTGGTTCTCGAACGCGATGGTCTTGCCGGATCGGGCCGGGCCCTTGATCGCCACGATCCGCTTCGTCGGATCATCGCAGGCGTCGTGGACCTCTTTTAGATGGGGCGTCAGCGAGTGGTTGTACGGGACCTCGCCGCCGCCGTCGGTCTTGATGATCCGGTATTTGACCGCGACCTCGTGCGTGCTGATGTCCGACGACGGCCGCAGCGCGTCAAGCTGCTGCCCCCATATCGTCTTCGCGTTTGCGAGGACGCCGCCGCTGGTTATTCCGATCAGTTCCTGCTCGAGCGCCCGTAATTCCTGCGTCTCGTTCAGCATCGTAATCTGTCCCAAGATAATCGCCGAGACCGTCGTGCATCTTCACGACCATGTCCCGGCATCGGTTTTCGAGTTGGCGCCGCTGCATCGC